CTGGATCACTCCAGTGATTCCGCCCTCCTACGAAAAGTAGGAGGCCAAATGGACCCCTCGTTAAAAGGGTCCACGCCGGAGCTTGATGTTAACGGCTCTCGGACGTCCAGCACGTTCAAGATGCAACTCATCAGCGATTGGCTCGTCGCTTTGCGATAAGAAACACTTTAGCAAGGCGCGCTGCCCATTGAGCTTGCTCTTTGGGATAACGCTCTTCACTACGTAACCTCTCACAAGGGGTTTGTGAAGATGCTCACACGAACTCAACCCTTCGGGGGCGAGATAAGTGTGCCTACCTAGCACGGGTGAATCACAAGAGACAGTGGGGAAGTGCCCTCCGAGTAAATCGGAAAGCCTGCCGTCTAGTTTATCCACCGTCCGCCAATAGCCAGCGTGGTATAGCTGGTTTCTCAACGAAACGAGGGAAATCACCTCTTGAACCTGCCTCCGTGACGACGGCATTGGCCTCCTTGCACGTACGATGGTTACATCGTCACCAGCAAAGTAGTCGCCACCGCAAGACTCCCGGAAATTCCCATTCCAGAAAGACTTGTTGCTGTTTACCTTGAGCCCAAAGGACTCCAGATAAGCAATCACGGAACTCACCATGTCTGTAGGGACAATAATATCATCCCCGTAGACTCGCACACGGCCGCGGTACCCAAACAGGGTCCTACGGTTTAGTGGCTGAGTAAGCTCTTTCTCAATCCCGATAAACGCGATGACAAGAAACACCATCGCCTCCACAGGAAAGGTCAAAGCTGAACCCATAGACGCAAACTTGGACAGCGTTACAGCTGTCCCCGTCACATCAGCCTTCCGGGATCTGCAAGCCTGAACCGCACCCAAAAGATGCGGCCAAGACGAAAGCAAAGCCCGTACATGCTGATTCGAAACCCGATCGGATGCTTCAGACAGGTCAAGAGTCGCAAGCGACTTCGAGACAGAGCCCTTCTGGGCCATCTTCCTATTGGTTGATGCGTCTGTAAACCCGATAAAGTGACTGAGGTAAGAACCCTCGATCGCTTTCACAAATTCGCCAGACAAAGCTTGCTGCGTATATTGCATGCAGGTCGGCTCTATCGAGATCACTCGTGGAGTTTTAGGCGTTTTAGGAACAAGAGTAACCCTTGCGGGCCGCTCTTCTCCAGGTTCGAGAAACTTCACGAACTCCCCATACCGCCAATAACGGCTGTTGGGTAACGCATACTCAAGGAAAGGAAAATACTCCTCAAGGCGTAGAGGCCACTCAGACTGATAGAACTTGCGGTTACCCGCGAGGCCGTCAGCAGTAGCGCCCGGTCCGTGCTTCGGTACTAAATGCTCGTTTGCCCAGATCTTGCGATCGAGCTCGCTAAACATATCGCCGAAGAGAAGTGTTGAGATTCTCCGAAAGTCGCTGTAAAACGACGGATCAGAGAAACCACTCTCAAGTGACTTCAGTTCCTTCTCACACTCGAGGAAACCCTGTATAGCGGCCTGGTTACGTGCATCGCTGCACTCGCCAAGCATCTTACCATAGAGACCAGAAAGCTGCCTCACGGCGCGGATGGAATCCACACAGGGTAAATCGAGTATCACACCACTATTGTGGTCGAAAATCCTCTCAAGGAAACCTCGTAGAAACACGGGGAGACCCCTTCGGAACCGGAAACCCGGGAACGAAGCAGGAGAGACCGAACCAAGCTCGAGACTTCTTTCGAAGGCCTTGCCAAAGTTCGGAAGGGAAATCGTGAAGAACGACTCACCCTCACTTTCGGCCCTAGCCGCGACAGTTTTTGCGTCGCGGTCGGTGCAGGTGAAACATCGGTCAGCCGACTCGTCGGCTAACCACTTCCAGAGTAACATAAGGCTTTTCGTCATCCCAGATCCTAACTGGATAGGTGGTGATTCCATAGCCTTGCAGCAGAGCGCCAGCGCCGCATTCCAGCGGCGCCGGCGATCCACAACTGACCCGAACTGGGTCAGATCTCACCACCGAGTAGTTTGGTGATGGCAGCACCGCCCGAAGCTGACAGGAAGGCAAGGAAGCCGTCCACAATCAGCTTGATCTCCGCGTTCGTGAAACCCACAGGGGGCTCACTTACAACGGTGTGCACAGACATGTCGTAAGGCGTGTTCTGTGCAGGAAAGAGCGGGTCTGGGCTGATCTTGCTGAAATCCAGCTTGATCATCCGACGATTCTTAAGCTTGCCCTTCTCTTGCGAGATGGTCAGCTTGTAGGTCTCGTCGTCCTTTGCGAAGGTGCCGGCGTTAGCCGACGTACCAACGCGAACCAGAGACTGCGCCACGGCATTAACCGTGACAGTTTGTGTATCTGCGAACAAGGCATTACTCCTTCGGTTGTTCCGGTTTTAAACCGGAAGGGGATTCCCGCGCGTGAAAATCGCAACGGGGCCTCATACCTTGGACAAACCAAGGGCAACGAGGATGGAGGCCTGCCGGGCAGTGATGCCCGACATGTCGAAGCCAAAGCCATAAGGTGTAGCAGGGCGACGGAGTAAATGCTTCTCCGTCCGCCGGTACGAACCCGCGTTAAACGGGCTTGTCCAGCGTCCATTTCGCGTCTCCTCATATTCGAGGGTCGACATCATGTAGCCATACTGCATCACCAAGCCGTCGGTACCTAGGGCAGAGACGTTGTGTAACACGTCGCCCGTGGTAGAATACCAATCGACGGCCCAAGACCAGGGAGCGAGATTCCAAAGAACCTCAGGAGTAAGATCTACTCCAATCAGCTTACGCGCATCTGAATGGAAGCGCTGCAGCTTATCGCTAGTGTCACTGCCAACCGGAACATAATACCGGAAAGCGCCGCTGAACCACGTGTTTCGTGATTCAGTAGTAAAGACACACCCTGAACCGATTTTGTTCACAGCTGTGGGGGAAGGCAGTAAACTGCCCACCTTCGACTGAGAACTCGTATCGGCACGGTAAGAGAACCGTCTCCGGATCTTAGACCCGGACCCTGCACGGTAATTGTCGATGATATCATGCGATCTCACAACCGAAGTCGCAAAACCGATGATGTCCGATACCAAAGGGAGCCACCCAAATTGAACATTGAGGTGCTCCTTACCTGCAGATCGTGCTAGCTCTGCTTTGTTCTTCCAATCGCTTGCGCGATTGTACATAACAGAGTGCCCTAGCGCGGACGGTACACCCCCGGTGATGGTCTCCCCTAAAGCGGAAGCCATGTCAAACGCCGGGTTAGTTGGTTCAACGCGTGCAATAGCTGAAGTACCCAACGAATCGAGCTCACTGTTAGTGTGCTGCGATAGTGTGGGGAACATGCCACCGCTCTGGCTTGCGCCAGGATAGAATGACCCTTCGAAGTTGTAGGGTTGTCCAACGCGTTGCATCGGTGAGACGTCGTACGTGACCTTATTAAGCAAGAAAGGTCCACCGCTGTCTCCAGATGAGTTGCGAAACCCTGGGTGGTTAAAAGACACCATATCCCATGAGTTAAGTAACGCCCAACTACCGTTAGTCCAAGAGCCATAAATCGACGGACGAGACCTGTAGGTCCCAGAAGCCGCAACTGAGGTTCCTTTCCTAACGGACATTACCGTAATCCTTTCTGGAAGTATGAGAGATTTTCCCACACCTGCATCGAAGCTGGGCAGCTTAGGCTGC